CGGGGCCTCCCTATTCCGTCTAATGACGGTTAGGAGATCTTCTAGCAGTTCGTCAACTGCTGACGTAGTAATACGTCTCTACCTTGTCGAGTAAAGCTCGATTCGCCCGGTTTTGATTCCGTGCGAGGACTCTTGACATAGTCCGAATGTTTCACGAAGGTAAATCTCATGCCACGCACGCCCTACAGTATAAACATAGCTTCTGACTGGACTTTCGCGAACCCTTACGGGTCCGACAATGGTTCCAGTTTTGACGCTATGCATGCTGAAGAAACGTGTACTGGTGTTGCCAGACGAAAACCGTCTGGACAGTGGATAGCTCCTACGAGCTATACAATGTTTTACCGTCGATACCAAAGAGCGATAGGGTCATGTGTTGTTAAACATGTGACCAACCCGGATATCTGGTCCAATTATTCAGGCGTAGTAGGTCAAGCGGCTTTCAATTCGCTTAACCATTTCGACGACTGTTTACTTGAATCAGAATGCACCGATTACGGTCTTCTTAACGACGCCCTTATAAAGGCGAGAGTTAAGATGAAGCGTACCGATGTCAATCTGGGGGTAGCTTTTGCTGAACGCAAAGCTACTGCTAACCTCCTTGGGGATACAGCTACCAAACTGGGAAAGAGCTTTTCTGCCCTTAAGAAAGGTCAGGTTCGCAAAGCAATGAACTTGCTTGGCATAAGCTCTAAGAAGGGAGAGCCTAGGGGCAGTAATGCTCCTAATAAATGGCTTGAACTCCAGTATGGGTGGAAACCTTTACTCTCCGACGTTTACGGAGCGGCTAAGGCCCTTGAGGGCCGAGATCCGAGTGACTGGAGAGTCACTAGTAAAGCTGCAGTTAAAGGCAGCCCTATCATTCGTACATTTCAATGGACGTTTGGTCAGGCTGGCTTTATGCAGGCCCAGGCGCTCAATAAGGCTTACTGCCGAATTGATGCTCTACCTGAGAACGCAGGCACAATTGCGCTCACATCCCTTGGGATTACCAACCCTGCTCTCATAATCTGGGAGCTGGTGCCCTACAGCTTTGTAGTTGATTGGGCCTTACCTGTTGGTGCTTGGTTAGAAAGTCTTGATGTTATGCTAGGATACGAGTCTGCCTACACTTCTACTTCGCTGTTTTCTGAAGCAGCTTGGGATGGTGTAGGTAAGAGCGAATCCTATCTAAATGTTAACTTTATTAACAAGTACAAAGAGAGTAAGAGGTTGAAATATTTGCAAAGGGATGCCGCTTCCGGTATTCCGATGCCAACGTTTCCTCGGATTAAAGATCCGAGATCCTTAGGTCACATGGCCAATGGTCTTAGCCTTTTGGCTGGGGCTTTCGGTCGCAAGTCGTTTTCACAAACAACCAGGATATAAGCACATGCCAGCTATCGCAGCACTGTCCATTAATGATGGACAAGCAACACCCGTAGCCCACTCCTTCTCCCCCGTCACTACTGACGGTTCGAAGGCTCAATGGGCCGATCGGTCCCCCGCAATTCCGTCAGGCTTCTTGACCATCTCTCACGAGGTGCTCCCGCCTAGCGGATCGCGGACCACTCATAAACTTCAGTCGGGATTTATGACCCCTTCTGTGGCTACAGTGGATTCTGTTGACAAAGTCGTCAGGTATTCGAGCGCTCAGGTCACCCTGAACGTTCACCCCGACGCAACACTCCAGGAACGCAAGGATCTTCTGGCTTACATCAAGAATTTTCTTGATGATTCGTCAGTTGAAACGAGCGTCTACAATCTTGAACCTTTCTATTGATATCGGAGAGATCCGATGTTCGATGTGAAGAAGTTCAGACGAGTTATTAAGGTTTCGATCTTAATAGCTTGCATCTTTGGCATCGGTAAATTAGATCCTAATCTAGTTACCGCTCTTGTCACAGGTCTTGTTGCTCCTTAAGAGGATGTCCTTATGTCGCGTAAACGCCACATTAGTGTTGGTTTCGGATTCTCTAACGAGAAGTTCCTTGAGCTTCTATCTAACCTAACTGGCATTTCGCCAGTAGGAGAATTAGGTAGAGAAACTCCTCTTGACTTGTCAAGTCTTGAGGCTGCTCGAGGCTCTCTTCTTATTAGGGAGCTTTTTTCCAAGTACGATGATGGTTTACCATCAAAGGAAAAGGAAGAAGTCACATGGAAGAGATTCCATGAGGCCGAGCACTTATGCCAGCAGAGTAACTTTTGGATCTCACGAACGATGCGCTGGTCTCCCTTTTGGAGGGGGGTCAGTATGCGTATAAGTGAGGTCCTAGGTCGGCTATGTTGGAACGAGTGTGCAACCGGATTCGGTCACGGGCCTGGCGGGACAACCCGCCTTACTCGTAAAGAATCTGCTGCTGCCTATAAATACTCAGGTCAACCTGAGAGCACTTCCGGTAACGCTACCCTTGCATTGTGTGCTATTAGCACAGTGCCGATGTGGATACACAACGTCTGCTCT